TTATCTACATATATATCAGAAAATGGAATGAAGTTTAGATATCAAGGATCTAAATTTTTTAATAAATTAGGAAGAAAACAAATCATAAATCCTGAATATAATATATACACTTCTACAGGAAGATTCTCTTCTGCTTCAGAAAACTTTAATTGTTTAGCTATTCCAAAAGGACTACCAAGAAAAGAAATAATTAGTAAATATGATATATTATTATATTGTGATTATGTTGGGTTACACCCAAGATTGTGTTTACAATTATTACAGAAGGTTTATAAAATTCCTGCTTTAATTAATTTTAAAATGGAGAGAGATGTTTATAAACAGTTATCAGAAATCTTAAATGATAAAGATTATAATAGAAATGAAATGAAATCCTTTATATATAAATTTATGTATGGTAGAATTGATAACGGAAAGGTTCTTGATGAACCTTTCCTTAGCATACTTAATTTTTCTGATTCCTTATTTGAAACCTTCCAAAATCAAGGTTTTATTATAACACCTTTATTTAATAACACACTTTATTTTGATAAATCTATAGTTACTAATTCAGGAAAGCTATTTGCCAATATTATGCAATCACTTGAAAGTGATTTGATATCAATGGTAGGATGTAGAATTAAGGAATTATTAGAAGACAGAAAAAGCCATATATCAGGATATTTTTATGATGGATTATTGTTAGATATGTCAACTGATGATTTTGATTTGCTGAAAGAAATTAAGCATATATTTGAAAATGTTGAGATAAATGGTGTTGAATTAGACCTTCCAATATCTATCTCATCAGGTGTTGATTTTGAAAATTTGAGAAAATTAGGTTAATGAAGATTCATTCATTATATTATAATAATAGAAAAAATAACTTAAATATGAAAGGAATTATATGGCAGTAGTAGAAATAAGAACACCTATTATTACACCATTGAGAGATCAAGTCTTGTGTCAATTAATAGTACCTACAGAAGCACTTTCAAAAGGTGGATTAGTATTACCAAGTCCTATTACAGCTAAAGGTTGTAGATTGGGAAGAGTTGAGGCAGTAGGTGATGGTAAATTATTTGGTAAAGATGATACATTAGATATCAATCTTAAAGCAGGGGATGTCATTATTTTAAATGAACATTCAGGACAAACAATTAAATATGGAACTGATGAGTGGATTTTAGTTGCATATAGTGAGGTATTTGGCAAGTGGGAAAATTGGGATCAATTAGGTGAGGAATAAGGTTATGGAACAAGAAAAAGTTGTATCTGAAAATATAGAAGCAGATGTGCTTGAAGAAGAAATAATCAAACAAACACCCACACAGAGAGTTATCAGAAAGATTGGGCGAAATGAATCTTGCCCATGTGGAAGCAATAAAAAATACAAAAAATGTTGTATAGGTAAAATGGATGATCATATGTATAATATTCCTTTAATGAGAATTAATTACCCATCCTTTATAAAGAATATGGCAGATCAGGAAAATGATCAGCAAAAAAAGAACACTGATAAAGAGCAAAGGATAATTAAATTAAATTGAAAAATGGAGGAAATTTATATGGATTCAGAATATATAGGAACAAAGACAGCATTACTTTGCACTTTTTCAAGTAAACAAAGATTAGTTGTAGTGGCAAATAAAATTAGTGGTGCTTTCACTATAGATATGGATAGAATATTTGTATTGAAAGAAACAGGAAAATCACCAAAAGATCCTTATAGATACATATTAACATATAACATAATTGTTGGTGAAGATGAATTAACTGAACCTCACCACAAAAGAATTTCAAACACAATTAAAATCAATAGAAACAAGGAGACAAATTGTTTATACACTCGTGATGCTTTGAATTTTCTTATTCATGAAAGACAAGAATTTGAAGATCAGCAAGTAACAATAGATTGGGAAGAATATTCAAATTCATTATTGACCTATAACAGGCAAACTAAGAGTTTGGTAATTACAGAGACAATGATAGAAAATATACAAAATTTAGAAATCTTAGAAAGGCAGTAAAAAATGGCAATTACGTACAACAAAGAGAAACTTAAAAAAAGGTTAGATGATTTACAGGGTAATAATACTACTACCCAAAAGGGATTGTGGAAACCTGAAACAGGAAAACATCAAGTTAGATTGCTTCCATATATGCATGATGATACAACGGATTATCCTTGGAAATTGATGTATTTCCATAATAATTTGGGATCACACTGGAATAAACTATGTCTTGAAAAAACACATGGTGAAGCTTGTCCAATTTGTGAATATGCTGAAACTCTTATTGACCAAGCAAGAGGCAATAAGGAAATTTGGATATCTATGAAAAGGATTGAAGCACAAGGTGTTGGTTATGTACCTCTTGTTGTTAGAGATCCTTCACACAGTTCAGGAAATGCTGTTGATGAAGATGGTGAAACTATTGTTAAACTGTGGAGGTTGACAAAAGCCAATGAGGAAATCTTATTGAATTATTTGGATGATCCTGACAATCAAGCAATGTTTGATTATCAAGAAGGATTTGATCTTATAGTTGAAAAAGAACCAAGAATTGAAGGTGAAAAATTTAGTGGAACAACTAAAATTCTTAACATGAAAAGAGGTACTTCACCTATTGCTAATTCACAAACAGAAGCAGATGCTTTATTGGAATTGATTCCTAATGCTGATGATGTTTTTGAAAAGGAATCAGCAGAGGTATTGACAGGATATCTTGAATCTTGGTTAAGACCTTCAGAGGATTCTTCAAATGGACAATCTTCTGATGCACCTTTTGATATGGGTGATTCACCAACACCTGATCCTGATGTTGATGATAAATTAGACGCATTGTTGGGTGATTAACACATGACCCAAACATCCAATATTGAAATGTCAAGAGAAGATATGATGGCAGAGTTCCTTATATCTGAATTAAATAAAGGACAGAAAGAGAAGATAGCTTATAATCTTGAAGAAGATGATGCTCTGTCTTCTGTTAAATATTGGATACCTACAGGTTCACCAGTATTAGATATTATATTATCAAACAGAAAGAATGGTGGTTTACCATCAGGAAGATTTGTTTTACTTACTGGTCTTGAATCTTCAGGAAAATCACTGCTTGCCGCGCATGCTTTGGCAAATGTCCAAAAAATGGGCGGTATAGCAGTGTTTATTGATTCAGAAAATGCTGTATCTAAGGAATTTTTGAGAGTTATAGGTGTTAATTTGAAGACACTTGTTTATGTTCAAACCCAAGATACTTCAAAAGTTTTTGATGTGATCAATAATGTTATAAAAGCAAGTATTGAGAAAAATGCAAAAGTACCAATTATGGTAGTAGTTGATTCAATGACTTCAACAACTTTACCTGATTATATAGATATGGGTACAGAATTTGTAGGATATGAAGGTGCTAAAAAAGCAGGATTCATATCAAATCAATTTCAGAAAATGACAAATAAGATCGCGGCAGATAATGTATGTGTTCTTATCACTGCACAATTAAGGGTCAGAATGAATGCAATGGGAAACCAAGATCCTTATGAAGTTACAGGTGGAATGGCATTAAAATTTTATCCAAGCATCCATATTCGCATTAGAAAAAAAGCCAAAGAAAAGATTTCAACAAGTAATGAACCTATTGGTGTTCATGTAGAAATGGAAACTTTGAAGAATAGATTAGCACCTGAAAGAAGAAAAGCTAATTGCCTTGTGAGATATGATAGAGGGATTGATTATGATGCTTCAATTCTTAAAGAAGCTCAGGCATTGAAGATCATAACAGGAACAGCATGGAAAAAGTATATAACAAAAGATGGTGAGGAATTAAAATTTACAAACAAGGGATATAAAAAAGTTGTAACACAAGAATTTATGGATGAGATCCTTGATAGGATTGCAGATGAAAGAATCCATAAATACAAAGAAGATGCATCACAAGATGATATTGAAACAGAAACAGTAAATGAGGAAGATGATTAAAAAGAATAAAGTGTTAATTATTGACCTAAGTCAATTATTAATACGCTCATTTGTTACCTTGCCAATGACTAATGATGATGGTGAACATGCAGGAATCCTTTATGGAGCTATAAATTCATTGAGGAAATGTATCACAGATATACTTCCTGATAAAGTAATTGTTGTTTGGGATGGTAGAAATGGATCAGCAAGAAGAAAAGCAATCCATAAAGAGTATAAGGCAGGAAGAGGATTAACAAGAATGACTAATTTTTCTTGTTTTACTTCAAGAGAACAAGAGTTGAAAAGTATGTTGATTCAGTCTGCAAGATTTAAGGAATATTTGGATATCCTTCCTGTATCACAAATCCAAGTTGACAATGCAGAAGCAGATGATGTCATAGGATTTTTGTGCTCAAGAGGTCATATTGAAGGTGAAGATTTGGTTATCATGTCAACAGACAAAGATTTTCTTCAATTGCTTAATGAAAATGTCCAAATGTATAATCCCATACAGAACATATTTATCAATGAAATATTGATGAAGAAAAAATATTCTGAAAACATCCCACCACATAATTTTGTATTATTAAGAACCTTTGTAGGTGATTCCTCAGATAACATTTCAGGCATCAAAGGAATTGGGCCTAAAACAGCATTGAAGATATTCCCTGAATTACTTGAAGATAAAAAATTAACTGTTTATGATTTATTGAAAATATCTGAAGAGAAATCTCTTGATGAAAATAATAAATTATCCAAATGGTACAAAAAGGTTGTGAAAAATTTTGATATTATAGAAAGAAATGTTAAATTGATGGCATTGGATGGAACAGATATGTTATCACCTGATCAATTGAAAGAAATTATTGAGGTAAGAGATGAAAAATGGAAATTATTTAATTCAATGAGAATGATGAAATTTTTTAGGCAAGATAAATTGTTTAAGCATGTATCAAATATATCAAGTTTCAATTCTGTGTTTTTGAGACTTCATGGCAAATCAATGATGACAAATAAACTTAGAGAAAGAAAGAATGATAACAGGAATTTATAAAATTGAGTTTAAAACAACAAATTGGTGGTATATTGGATCAAGTTATGATGTGAAAAAAAGAGTTGAAACACACAAAAAGAATTTAAAAAAAGGGGTTCATTGTAATACTGTTTTCCAACATTTGTATGATACATATTCTGAAGAGAACTTGACATATGAAATTCTTGAAGAATGTGATGAAAAAGCATTAGAAAAAAAAGAAAAATATTGGTATTTAGAGTATAACAAATTATATGAATCAACAATGATAAATATGAGATTTCCTTTTAGAACTGATTTTACAGAAGAAACAAGAAAGAAATTATCAGATATCAACAAAGGAAAACACCATTCAGAAGAAACAAAAAGAAAATTAAGTGAATTGTCAGTAGGAAACAAAAATCATTTCTTTGGAAAACACCATTCAGAAGAAACAAAAAGAAAAATGAGTGAGTCTTCTAAAGGAATAGTTACATGGAATAAAGGTAAGAAACATTCAGAAGAAACAAAAAGAAAAATAAGTGACACATTGAAGAAAAAATACAGAGAACAATATGAAAAGAGAAGTATTAAAGAATGACCAACCAACCTAAACTTCCTTCAATACAAATGTATGGAAGAAGTTTTCAAATAAACACAATCACAGAAATGATATGGGATTCTGAATTTACAATATCCTTGTTGGATGTCATATCTAAAGAATATTTTACTTCTCTTTCTCTTCAGTTTCTATGCTCAGAAATAGTTTCACATGCTATAAAATATAAAGAATCTCCATCCTTAGAAGTGTTGGTGCATAAGGTCAAAGAACTTGATAGGAATGCTTTCACAGATACACTTACTGTTGATCTTGGCTCAATAAAGAAAAATAAAAGAAAAGATTCACAATTCACTAAAGACAAAGCTTTAGATTTTTGCAGAAAGCAGAATATGAAAGAGGCTTTGCAATCAAGCATTGACATGTTACAGAATGACACAAAAGAAGCAGTAGAAGATATTAGGCAGTTAATTACAGATGCTTCAATTGCAGGTATTACTACTGATGCAGGAATTGACTATGTTAAGGATGTTGATCTGGTACTTGAACATGTGAAAAGAGAAACAGTTCCTACAGGATGGAAACCTATAGATGATGCTTTGGGTGGAGGGTTAGGAAAAGGTGAATTGGGCATAATCATGGCTCCTGCTGGAGTTGGGAAATCTTTTTTATTGGGATGTATTACAGCACATAATATTCAAAGAGGCGAGAATGTCATACACTACACATTGGAAAATTCTGATTCAATTGTTGGTGTTAGATTAACTGCTAATATATGTGATGCTCAAATCAGTGATATAGAAGAAGGATTTGATAAGAAAAAATTAAAAGATATCATTGTTGATAAGGTGAAGGGTAGATTGATAATAAAGCAATATTCATCTGTTAGTGCAACCATGAATACCTTTTATTCTCACATACAACTTCTTGAGATGAAAAAATTTAAACCTACATTAATAGTTCTTGATTATGCTGATTTGATTAAAGGATATAGGTCATCAGGAGGTGGTTCAGAATCATATTTTCTTGGTAAAAATTTATATCAAGATTTAAGAAGAATGGCAGGGGAATTGAAAATTCCTATATGGAGTGCAACCCAAACAAAAGTAAGTGCTTATAATGAAGATATAATAACATTAGATCAAGCCGCGGAAAGTAGTGGTAAAGGACATGAGGCAGATGTAATGATTTCATTCAGCAGAACAGACAGAGATAAACAAGCAGGTACAGGAAGATTTTATATTGCCAAATCAAGAACTTCAGCAGATGCAATACAATTTCCTGCTGTGGTGAATTTCTCAAAAGGAATGATAACTGCTTTACCACCTGATGAAAATAATATGAAATTGTTGGATAAAATGTATTCAATAGATCAATCTGAAACTACAAGAAAAGAATTAAATAATACATTTCAAGAATATAAAAATAAAAAGAGAGTAGGACAATAACATGGCAGATATTGAGATAGTAAATGCACAAAAAGATAAAGAGCATGATTGGTATGATTTGACATCTAATAATCCACAGATACTCAATGTTGATGAAAGACATCAAAATAAAACCTTTCATTGTAATGAATGTGGGTGTATAAAAAATGTGAAGATGTTTCAAACACCCTATTATCATGCTTTAGGTGAAGAAGATTTTACCAATACAACACCTGACTGCACCATCAAAACCTTTTAAATAAGATAGAACAAAAAATTATGCACAGATCATTTGAATTAACAAAATCATTCTTATCTTCATATCAAGATAAGAAACCAAAATTTGGCCCATTAGGATACATAACATATAAGAGAACTTATGCAAGAGAATTAGAAAATGGTAAAATAGAAGAGTGGTGGCAGACCTTACAAAGGGTTGTTGAAGGAACTTATAGTGTACAAAAGGATTATTGTAACCATATAGGGTTTAGGTGGGATCAATATAAAGCACAGAAATCAGCACAAAAAATGTTTAAATTGATGTGGGATTTCAAATTCCTTCCACCAGGAAGAGGATTGTGGATGATGGGAACAGATTATGTCAAGAATAAAGGTGGCGCGGCACTTAATAATTGTGCTTTTACATCAACAGAAGATATTGATATTGATTTTGCTTCTCCTTTTACATTCTTAATGGATATGTCAATGCTTGGTGTGGGTGTTGGTGGTGATACAAAAGGTGCTGATAAAGTAACTATAAAAACACCTAAAAGATCTACAGAACATTATGTTGTTGAAGATTCAAGAGAAGGTTGGTGTGATTTAATTGAAAGAGTATTAAACAGTTATGTTAATAGAAGTCCTTACCCTGATAATATTGATTATTCTGAGATAAGAGCAGAAGGTGTACCATTGAAGAAATTTGGTGGAAGATCAGGTGGAGCACAACCATTAATTGATTTGGTTGATAATTTGAATAATCTTTTAATGCCATTAGCAGAAGAAGAAACAAGGATTTCTTCAACTACAATAGTTGATATTTTTAATTATATTGGAAAAGCTGTTGTCAGTGGTGGTATTAGAAGAACAGCAGAAATCATGTTTGGTGAATACGAGGATGAAGAATTTTTGAATCTTAAATTAGATTCAGAGGCATTGATGGATAGAAGGTGGTGCTCTAATAACAGTATATTTGCTGAAGTTGGAATGGATTATACTGAGGTTGCAAAAAGAACAGCAGTCAATGGTGAACCAGGGTATTTTTGGTTGGAAAATGCAAGAGCATATTCAAGAATGATTGATCCTCCTGATTGGAAAGATAAGGATATTGCAGGTACTAATCCTTGTTCAGAACAAAGTTTGTGCAATCAAGAGATATGTTGTTTAGTTGAAACCTTTCCATCCAACCATGACACATTAGAAGAGTATTTAGAAACATTAAAATATGCTTATAGATATGCCAAAACAGTAACACTTATCCCAACACACAACCCAAGAACCAATGCAATTGTAATGAGGAATAGAAGAATTGGAGCAAGTCAAACAGGAATTACAGCATCAATTAAAAAATTGGGTATCAGAGAACATCTAAGATGGTGTGATGAGGGATATAAAAAAATAGATGAAATTGATGATGAATTTTCAGATTGGTTGGGAATACCAAGATCAAAGAAAATGACATCTGTTAAACCTTCAGGAACCTTATCATTACTACCAGGAGTACCACCTGGGATTCATTATCCACATTCTGAATATTATATCAGAAGGATTAGGATATCAAGAACTTCACCAATTATAACAGCATGTGAAAAAGCAGGATATTTTGTTGAAGATGCAAAAGAAGATGCTTCTGCTAAAATAGTAGGCATTCCTGTCAAAGAAGATAATTATTTGAAAGGCAAGAATGATGTGTCAATGTGGGAACAATTAGAACTCGCGGCACAAATGCAAGCATATTGGGCAGATAATCAAGTGTCAGTAACTATCACATTCAAACCTGAAGAAGCAAAAGATATTCCTGTTGCATTAAGTTTATATGAAACAAGGTTGAAATCAGTATCTTTCTTACCTATATTAGATCATGGGTACATCCAAGCACCTTATGAAGAAATAACAAAAGAGAGATATGAAGAGATGCATTCAAAAATAACAGAATTAATAATTGAAGATTCAACCAATGAAGTACAGGATGAATTCTGTGATGGTGAATTGTGTGAAGTTGAGTTTTAAAAAATAACACCAGAAAAATTAGGATAATGAAGAAATAATAATTATATTATAAGTAAGATGAATAAAGAACGTAAATTAGAACAGATATATGAAGAAATAATTTCAATGCAACAGAAATTATCTTCAAAGGAAAAGAAAGAATTTGGATCTTCTAAGTGTATTCTATACAGTGGAGATGTAAATTCCAAAACAGTAGTAATAGGTAAAGATTTGGGTTGGTCAGAATTGAAACAAAGCATTCCATTAGCAGATAAGTCAGGAATGTTTTTTAGATTCATTGAATCAACAATGAAAGTATCCTCATTTATTACAGTAGCTGTTCCATTCAAGGCAGAATCCTATAAAGGATTTTCACAGGAATTGAGGATGAAATTTAGACCTTTCATCAAAGAAATTATTAGAACCATAGATCCAAAAAGTGTAATAGTATTAGGAAATGAAGCACTTAGTTTAATGACAGATAATTGTTCAGGAATAATGAGTTGGTCACAAGATGATCCTGTTTATTGGCAAATGGGAGACAAATCCTATAATACATTTCCTGTAATTCATCCTTCATATTTGACAATGAAAGATGTTACATTCCAATCATTGAAAACCAATCACCACCACAAAAAATTATTTAAGGAGCTTTTCTTTAGAAATCTTCTTAAGGCACATCAATTCGCAGGAAATGCAGAATGATAAATTTAACCAATATAGAAAGAAATAAAAAATGAGTCAGTTTAAGACACAAAAAAGTTTTGGGGAGTTTCTGAAATTCATATCCTTGAATAATTTGATAGAACAAGTTTGCATAACATTTGAAGAAGAGAAGATGTCCTGCAAATTCCAAGACAGAGAAAAGACCTTCATTGGTGAAGCAACTTTAACAGAATCAATAGGAATAGAAGAGAGTATAGCAATATATAAAATTGATCTATTGAGTAGAATTTTTAACATGATTGGGCCTGAAATTGATGTCATTTTTGACAATGGATTTTTATCATTAAGCAATGAAAAAACAAAATTCAAGTATTTAATTGGACATCCTTCAATAGTGGAAACACCCAAGAAAACTGCTTCTAATCTTGTGATAAAATTTAATTCTTCTTTATCCTTAAAAAAAGAAGATATTACAGACATATTAGCAGGAATACAATTAATAGATGATACATATTTTACTGTTGGTTGTGATGCAGAATCCAAGAAGGTTGTCTTTACAGTGGGTGATAAAACATCAGATAATTTCATATATGAAATATCAAGCGATGAGGTAAATGAAGATATAATTAAAAAATATAATAAGGATTATTTCAAGACAGTTTTGGGTATATCAAAAGATAAAGATGTCAACATATACCTTTCAGAAAAAACAATGTTAATTGATGTAATGGATGAAGAAAAT